ATGCAAGCGCAGTCCAAGGCGGGGAGACTAACGGAGCTGGTTCTAAGGCTCGTTGATACCGTTCGGGGCGTTTGGCCTGGCTATGGCCACGACCGCCTGACGTCCGACGCCCGACACGCTGTCATGGAAGCATTCGGGGTTACGGCAAAAGCAGACTCCGGTCTAGTGGGTCCGCGGGTCGCCGTCCTCGTTCCAAGGCCTGGCACGACGCACACATTGCTTCGCGTCCGTCCTGGTCTGTCGGTGCACTCGCTGAGGTTGGTTTCAATGCAGGCCGTCGCCGAGGTCGCCCTTGAGGGGGAGGGCGCAACCCTGCCTCCTGGGGTATTCAAGGCGGCCTGCCATGTCTTTGCGCTGGTAGGCGTCTTCAATCGCGCGGACTGGCAAGACGGTGGGGAGCGGTGGGTGTGGAATGTGGCGGAGGTGCTCGAGGAAGTAGATGCTGAATGGGCCTATAGTTGGCTGCCCGAACTTCTTCGTGAGGTAAATGCAGTCCTTCTGCGCCTTCCTGTCGGTGATGGCGACACCCTGGGGCCCAATGAAGTTCCAGCGCTGCCTTACTCGGGGTCGTCTCTAGCCCTTGAGGTCGCGCGCTCATCTTGGGAGGATGGTAAGTACGGACGCGCCGCAGCCTGGTACTTGCGAGCGGAGCGGCTAGCGCGCACGTCGGGAGAAATCGATCACTTGGTACGCGCGAAGCTCGGAGCGGGGTGGGTGCACATCCAGCAAGGTGAGTACGCCCGCGCATGGGATTGCCTTCGGGCCGGAGAGGACCTCGCGAGGAATCATAAGCTTCACACCCTTGAAGGGGTGGCGTGCAACGACCTGTGCGCCCTCGCAATCTTGCAGAATCGAGCCACGGATGTGCGCGAGTACACCCGACGGGCGCGAGCGGCCTTCGGCAATGGAAATCGACGTCTCGTTCGCCTCTGCCACAACACCGCGTATTTCTGGATGGAAGCTGGCAGGTACTCAAGCGCGCTACCGGTATTCGCAGCATTGGCGCGCCTGTGCGCTGTCCATGTTGATGCGGAGTTGTGGCCGTTGGTGCAGGGAGCGCTCGGACGCGCCGCAGCCGGGGTGGGGAACAGGGAGTGGTTCCTACGGGTGTGGGTGGAATCGCTGGCGGAACTATCCCACGATGGAGCTGGAGGGAGGGCCCCGGACGCTCTGCTAGACCTGGCGGATGGGGCGCTAATGTTGGGTGAAGTCAGCTTGGCCAGAGGTGCCGCATGTGTCGCTCTAAGACTGGCCGAACTTCGCGATCAACCCCATCTAGTTGTCGCAGCGCACGCTGCGCTGGAGAGAGCGGAAGCGCCAGGGGGTACTGCCACCCAGGCGCTTAAGTCGAGCTCGGAGGACGAAGATCTATCCGCTGAGCTGGTAGAGGCGTTGGGGACATTGGACGGGCGAGCAGGGAGGCTCCCCCTGCTCGCCAGCTAGTCGAACGTGGAGGGCTTAACCCCCTCCGCTGACAACCCCAGTTCCATCCCTGCAGGCGTCGCAGGCGCTGTCCCCTGGAGCCGACGCGCTCTGGGTATCCCAACTGCTGTCCTTTCTGGTGCTGATGGAGTCGGTCGAGAGCTGCCGTGCCCCTGGGTGCACGGGGTTGGTGTCGGCGCAGGCGCCGACGACACAGGTGACAGCGAGAGCGGAGAGCGCGAGGAGGGTCCGCAGGCTCTTCATGTGGGGCTCCGGAAGTAGTGAGGATGGTGAGGGTGACGCGCTCGCGGCGGATCTCGCAGTGAGCCTACGCGAGCGCGTTCCGGCGTTACGTCAGCTCAGCAGTCCCCGCCGGATCCGACAGTGCCACCGTTGTCCCCGCACCCAGTGGTGTCCGAAGGGATTACGCCCTCCGTCAGGGTCGGCGCCACCGGACGAGACGGCTCCGAATTCGCGCAGGCGCCGACGACGCAGATGATAGCGAGAGCGGAGAGCGCTAGGAGGGGTCGCAGGTTCTTCATGTGGGGTCTCCAGAAGTGAGTAGGTAGGATGCGGTGCGTACCGCCGCGACAACATAGAATCTGAGGCCCGGCAACGACACAGATTCGTGTCAATCTGCGCCACCCTGTCCGTATGGGAGCGGACAGTCCTTGTTTAGTTTCTCGGAGAGCTGCCCGAGACTAGTGGACGTACGCCTCGTCGCGGCGGGGTGACCATAGGCAGCGGCTCGTAGTGCGTTCGGGATCTATTCGGTGTGGGCGGGGTACCGTTAACTTAACGACAGATGCCAAAGATCGGGCTATCCACGCATACGATTAGGGTTCGACAGAGGTACAAGCGCGGCGACTCGTTCGAGTTCCTCGGGTCCTTCGGCGAAAGGCATTCCCTTTATGAGGTGGCGCACGAGTTGCTCACCTTGCTCGCCGCAGGCCACACTCACAACGAGCAGCAGCAGAACCTTCTCCACATCCCTCGTCTTGAGTCAGACGGGGAGTCGATATGGGGGCTCATCGAGGCCGGAGAGCACGGCTTTGGCTCTCGACTCGTGAACGTGAAGACGAAGAAGGATTCATATAAGCGCTCCCCGGATGATGCGGAGATGGTTCCGCACTACTTCCTCCTTAACCTTCCGGCGGACACGAATAAGGGGCTGCTGATCCTGCAGCGGTTTGGCTCTCGAGGCGTGCAGGTCCAGTTCTCTAGGGCGCTTCAGGGGGCCGTTACAGAGACTGCTCCGCGGTATATTCTCGACATCAATCCTCATGTGCCGCACGAAGTTATGAAGTACCTATTGGAGGGGCGCCTGAAGGGGCTTACCTTCACGCGGTATGGCCTGCCGGAAGAAATCGCGGATGCTGTCGGGCTTGGGGGGAAGGTTGAGGAGCAGGTTAAAGTTCGCACGATTATCGACGCGCCGAGGAACCGATTTCTCCCTCGGCAGAAGTGGATTCGAGATCTGTTGGAGAACAAGCGGAGCTTCTACGAGGTTCGAAACGAACTCGGCTTCGAGGCAGAGAGCATCTCCGTCACGGTCGATTACTCTGGTAGCCGGCGGACTGTGGACTTCACGAATCCCGAGAGGATAACGCCTCACATCGATGTCTCTGACAGGGTGGTCACTGGACCTAACGGCCATCCAGAGTTCGACAGCATCCATGACTACTCGAAGGACCTTCTTCGGAACCTAGCAAAAGAAATCGGCAGGCAGAGATAATGCTCTCCAAAATCAACGTCTTAGATATCGTGAGGGATCACTTCCTCACGCTGAGAAAATACCAGTCTGATCGCTGGAGTGCTGAGGATTTCATCCTCTTCGTCGGCGTCCCACTCGCGGTCGCGGTCGCCATGCTTTACTTCGGCCTGGTCGTGAGCAAGGCAGCTGTGGACGTGCTCTTTACCGGTCTTTCGATCTTCGCTGGCCTGCTCTTCAACCTGTTGGTGATGGCGCACGGTATCATTCGCAGCACCGTAGACGCCCCTCGCTATGAGGACGAAAAGCGGTTGCTACGAGAGCTGTATTCGAACATCTCGTATTCGATCCTAATCGCAATCGTGATGCTGGGCGTGCTATTGATTCGCTACGTGACAGCGGAGCCGCGGGTGCTTTATGCGATTTCTTTTGCGACGTATTTCCTGATCGGGAACTTCCTACTGACTCTACTGATGATCCTGAAGCGAATTCACGTTGTGCTCCGTCAGGAGTTCGAGCCGGATCTCACCGGTCGAACTCTCAGATAGGAGAGCCATCCGCGCCTATGACCTGGGGCGCGAGGCGAAGGCCCCCTCGCGTCCTCCCCAGCGCTCCCGCGCGCCATCCCGTCGGTTAGTAGAGCAGCCGTCCCACCATCGACCAACCGGCTCATGCCCGCCTGCGCCCGTTGCGGTAACGCATACCCTGACGACTCGGCCCGCTGTCCGAACTGCAACTACAGCCCATCGCCACAGGCCCTGCAGGCTCCGGCGAGCCCGGCGGCACCCCCCAGCGGGAGGTACGTGGGGGCTGAGGCCGGATTCTGGTGGTCGCTCCTCCTCAAGGTGTTCGGCTGGTTGTCGCTCGTTCTCGGCCTGGTGGGCGGGATTGCGTGGTTCGCCGAGTTCGGCGTGATCGAGACACCCGGCTATCTCTACAGCACGGTCCAGGAAACAAACCCGTTGGGTGTCGCGTTCGCGTTCGGGATCGCGCTCCAGGGCATCGTCATCTGCGTCGTCTTCAACGCCCTCGCCGTCGTGATCGAGCACCTGATCGCTCTCCGTCACGGCCAGGTCGTGGTCCGTCCGCGGGTTGCTATCGCGACGCCACTACGCGGTGATGGAGTGCCGGCCTCCTCGATCGTCGGGCACTGCGCGGAGTGCGGGATCCCGCTTACCTCACGTGCCGCCCAGCGCCTCTCGGGGCACCTCTGGTGCGAGGAGCACTTCAACCAGCGGGTCGGATAGCACCTCGCCTGTCCCGCCGACACCTGACCGCCCCCACCATGCGACGAATCCACTCCGTGCCCGCCCTCCAGTTCCTGCAGCTCGTCGGCTCCGTCCCGCCCTGCAACGTCGGGCGCGGCTGCGCCTGCCAGGGATAGGCTATGGCTCTCCACCCCTGCCGCGAGTGCGGCAAGCAGGTTAGCACCGAGGCGGCGACCTGCCCTCAGTGCGGCGTGCCCGAGCCCACCCGAGACTATACGCCCCCGCCGCCGCCCGTCGCCCCCGCGGAAGAGATACGCCCGGCCGCCAGGCCGGACCGGGGCGCTGGCGAAGGCTCGGAGAAGTCTGGCAGCGGGATGGGGCGGCTCATCCCTGCCGGGATCGTCCTTGCGTTCGTCTTGTTCGCCGTCGTGATGATCTCCGCCCACTTGTCGGAGAGATCCGCCGGCACCGTCTTCGGGGCCGCGTCTATGAACACGGAAGAGCGGTCTCGCCGGTTCGACAGCCTTCGTGCTCTGGAGATCCTGGCCCAGCCCGGCGCGGTGCCCGACTCGACCGTTCAGGAGCTTGAGCGCATCATCCACGGTCGCGCGATGGACATCCAGCACGACAGCCTCCATCGCCGTGCGGTGTCGATGGCTCTGGACTCGGCATCGGCCGCTCTCGAGGAGAAGGACAACGGCGTCGGCAACTACATCCGGGCCGAGCGGTTCCTGTCCACGCTCTACATGGTTCAGCCGCTGACTGAGCAGCAGGTGAGTCGGCGCGATGCGCTGCGGACGGCGGCGAATGCCGAGAGGGACCGAGGCGAGAAGGCCCAGCGGCAAGCAGACAGTGACCGGCAGATCGCTTCGATTCGCGACACCTCGATCTGCAAGGTGTCCGAAGCCCGCGCCCGCGCCATTCTGGACCGGATTCCGGGCTCCGCGATCGAGGTTCAGCGAGCCGCGGCATGCGAGCGCGTCCGGATCGGCATGACTCCCGACGAGGTTCGTGCGGCGTGGGGCAGGCCCCGTGACATCAACCGCAGCACCTACAGCTTCGGGGTGCACGAGCAGTGGGTGTACGGGGAGTGGGGGAGCAGCTATGTGTACTTCGAGAACGGTGTCGTGACCGCTACCCAGACCTGAGCCTCTTCGTTGTGGCCTTTCACTTGAGGCGGAGTGACCGGACGCTGCTGATGCCCCTCCTCTCGCTCCTCCGCACCCCCACCTCCGAGCCCGGCCGGAGGTACAGCTACCACCGGGCGATCCTGCTCGCCGCCGGCGCGGTCGTGCTCTACCTGATGCGGCCGGCCGTGCCGAGCCCCGAGGTGGTGGAGACGCACCGGTGGGTCGCCACGGCCGTGCTGGGGATCGCGGTCGTGGGGCTGCTGGTGGCGGGGGCGGAGTGGGTGGTGCGCGGCAGGCGCAGGCGGAGGCCGGGCCGATGAGTGGCTGCGGATTATTCCCTGGAGCATAAAAGCGTCCCCGCGACGGGCCGAACACACGACGGCAACCTCATCGATGCGATCCACATTCCGCCGCACAGCCGCGGCCGCCCTCCTCTTCCTGGTCGCGTGTGACGACCCCACGCGGCCGCGGTCTCAGACCGAGGGAACCTTCGAAGCGCAGATCACCGGGGACATCAATGTCTCGATGCGAGGATTCTCCGTGGATGGGGGGATCATAGGGTTCTCTCACATCGTCATGGGACGTGACCCGATGGGCTGGAAGCAACGCCCGGATACGCTGATCTACATCACGTCCCGAACCTTCCTGCAGCGGGGTACGCACGAAATCCGGCCCTTCGAAGCATGGGACAACGTGCCCCTCGAGCAGCCGGTGGTCATCGCCTACGCCGTCGTTTCCGCACCGGGCGGGCGGCCCCGGTACATCTCCCTCGACGGTACCGTCACGATCACGAAGGTGACGCGTCGCGGGCGCGAGGGCACCTTCTCGTTCCGAGCCCCCCTTCAGTACTCGTCCGACCCCTCCAGGAGCATCACCGTTGAGGGTCGCTTCGAGACCCTGTACGAAGGGTTCTGGCCGCCGCGCGGATGGGAGATGTGAGCGGGATGTCGTCGAGCGTCCGCCGTGCAGGTGGGCCTGCCCTGGCACTCGTCCTCGCCGCCTGCATGGCGCCCGTCGACGACGCCGACCTGCTGGTCTCCGCGCGGCTGCAGACCCAGGAGGTGTGCGTGGCCTACGACGACCTCCGCGGCCGGGACGAGGCGCTGCATGCGGCGCTCTTGGAGGACCCGCTCCACCAACGGGCGATGGAGCTGTGCGATGGGGTGGGCGAGCAAGGCAGCGTGGGGCGGTAGAGAGCGGGTTGAAACCCTGAACTGAAGCCGAACGAGCACATGGCTGATGAGACGAAGCAGGTGACGAAGGGGCGGCGCCACACGACCACCGTCGAGGCTGGTCCGGAGCACCGGAACGGCGGGGGAGATGATCGGAAGCCCTGCTTCGTGATGATGCCGATCAGCGATCCGGAGGGGTACGCGAAGGGGCACTTCACGCGGGTGTACGAGGATATTTTCGCTCCGGCGATTCGCCAGGCGGGCTTCCGGCCGGTGCGGGCGGATGAGACGGTCGCGAGCAACTTGATTCACCTCGATATCCTCCGCCGCCTCCGAGAAGCGCCGATCGCGATTTGCGACTTAAGCAACCGGAACGGGAACGTCCTTTACGAGTTGGGATTTCGGCAAGCCTTCGATATGCCGACCGTGTTGGTGAAGGAAGTTGGGACGCCTGATCTCTTCGATGTCGCACCGCTGCGCGCGTACTCGTACCGACCGGCCCGGTTGTACCACGAGGTGTTGGATGATCAAGCCAAGATCCGAGACATGATTCTCGCGACGGTCGAGGAGGCTGAGGGGCAGTCCGGCGTGAACTCGCTGGTGCGCCTACTGGAACTGGAGCGGCCCGCGACGCCTGCGCAAGTGCGCGAAGCGGAGTCGGATCCTGCGCTTCAACTCGTACGTGCGGAACTCGCCGAGATGCGTACGGAGATGCGCAGACTCGCAATACGCTCTGCCGCGGCCCGAGAAAGTGTTGATTCAGGTGGCCGGAGGCCGACGAGCGGTCCCCATGCCTTGCGTAACGACTTTCTCATAACGATCTCCAAGGTTCCCAGTGAACTCCTCGATGCGGCAATAAGGGGTATCCAGAACCGGGCCCCTTTTCAGTCAATCGTCGTGCTGGGATCCACCACGCGTATTACACAGCTGCTCCTTCATACGGTGAGTCCGATGTCCATCCTGGATGCTCGCCAATCATGGGCTGCCGCGAGTGCAGACTATGGGATCGAAACTATGGAGGTTCTATCTAACGACGCTCCTGCGGCGGAATCATCAACCAACCTCCTTAGTCGCCTGCGCCAAGGCGAATTCCCTGTACCTCCGGCGGGATGAAATAGACGGATTGCGGCCTCCGCCACCCCGTCAACACCAAGGCGCACGGAGCCGGTATTCTCCCAATCATAACCTCGCGCGGTAGACGCAACTGCGATGCGATAGAGTTTCCCCGGCCGGTCGAGAAGGCCGACGCAACCCCCGCTGCTCTCACGAGCGACACTACGGCGGGCACGGATGAGGCCGGACCGGGGACCCATCAGAGAGGGAGGATCGTGAGTACGTACGACCTGGAGCACCGGGAGCCCGACTGCGCCGAGCACGCGGAGTATTCGGCGGGCGCGACCCCGAGGGCTACACCTGCACGCCGATCCGTGTGTTCGCCTGACGGACTCCTCCGCCTCGCTCAATCCCCAGCCACTCCGACACCTCCAGTCCCGACTCTCACCTTTCCGACAAGTTTCACTCTCTGTCCTGGAGCCACAATGCGAAACGCACGCTGTTGGCCCCTTGCTAGTCGCCTCATCGTAGCGAGTGTCATCCTACTCACTTCAGGATGCGACCTGTTAGGTCTAGATGATAGTGGGAACCGCCGCTCACGTGGCATCACCCTATCCAAGAGTAATGCAGTTCCCGGTGAAGTTGTGATGGTACGAAACCTCTCGGCGGAAGCTGGCGGCACGGCGGTGGAGGTTGGGGCGACAACTGTGGAACTTCTCGGGAGTGCGGATATTGGCCGGGCTGGCTTCGTTGTTCCCGAGCTGGCTCCAGCTGAATACAACGTGCGCGTTAGAACAGAGGCGGGTAAAACGCTGAATGCGGGTCGTCTCCAGGTTCGGCCTCCGACGCTTCTAGGGGGAAAGCCGGAGGTTGCGGTCGACTCGATGGAGGTATTGAGCACTCGGCTCCGGAGTAGCGTTGATCGACTCTTGAAGTCTGCATCTCTCGAAGCGGTCCCACAGTTCGAGAAGGCGAATACTCTCCCCCCTCTGGCAGGAGAAATGCTCGCGTCTCTTGAGCGAGGGCTCCAGCGTCTCACACCGGAAGAGCAGCGTCGGTTGGCACTAATGATCTCAGCAAACCCAGAGATCCTAAATGTACTTGAGATGGTCGGAAGGATCACCAGTGTGGAGCCGCCGGTGTTGCAAGCGGCATCGCATGCGGCGCCCGCGCCAACCTTGGTGCTTCGAGATACGAGTAGCTCCTTATCATTGGGAGTTGACCGAATTTGGCCTGAGCCTATACCTGCCGTACCGCCAGGGGCAAAGCTGGCGACCAAGACCTTCCCCCCCATCGGGGCTCCGACTCTCGCGCAATCGATGACTGGTCAGGCAATCTCAGCAACGGTCGCCGCGCAAGCCTGCCGTTCTATGAAAGAGGGTTTAGAAGCGCTTGAGGAGGTCGCTATGTTCGTAAACATCGCATCTATCGCGGCGACAGCTGCTGCAGTTGGGACGGTAGGGGGCGCGACGCCCGGTGCCGTTGTGATTGCATACATGGCAGTAGCCACAAATCTGACTTTGATTTACCTGAATACACGGCCATTCCTTCTGGACAACAGCTCGCTCGAAATTCGAGTTTCCCCGGTGCGAGTTAAGGCTGGTTCGTCAAATGGAGTCATGACAGCTCGTGTAAGGCGAGTGAGTCCAGTGAGCGGTTTAGGCGCCGTTGCAGGAGTGACTCTGGCGATGCCTGGTGTGAATGGCGCCCTGTCAAATAGTGCCGGAGCCGCCATCCAGATGTTCTCGACCGCAAGTCGGGATTTGCTAGATTGGCTAGCGCACCCTGGCGTGCGAAGCGCGTTGGCCGATTTGGGGGCTGGTTCAGCCTCCAGCCGACTTGTCAGTGAAATTGCGAAGGTGGATGAAGCGCTTCAGTTGTCAACGCCCTTCGCGGAAGAGACCCCGCTCACTTTCCAAGGGATCGAGATCCAACCGCAACCGGAGTGGTCGGTTGGCGGTCCATCCAACACGCTAAGCCGCCGAATAATTGTTGTCGACATGCCAACGGATACAACGATCGAATTGAGTGCCAGGATCCGGTCGCCAGATTCGGACTGCAGCGCCGCCATCTCACGACATAGCTTAGCTCAGGGAATCAACGGATTCCGAATCGACGGTTCGTTCCCGCCGGTCATCATGGCACTCGTATTTCCAACGGTTATCATCAATGTGCCCGGCGTAACGACGACTGGCAGAGTGGAGTTCGTGGATCGTGAAGGTGATGTGATGCAGCTCGAGGCTACGGTCGCCGGCGTGAATACGGTTGTCTATGACTTGTCCGTCGACGGTGTGAAAAGCGGGTCGGTTCCCATAAGTGTGGTGTGCCCCGCTGGCGATCACACTCACTGCAGGCCTGGACCGTATCTCTTGCGTGCAGTGCTCATCGACAGGCACGGCAATCGGAGTAAGCCTGCCGAGCAATTCTTCTTTGCGGAGTAATGGGTGGAGTCCGCTGGGTGGAGGCAGGGGGCCAAGGCCATGGCGGCGTCCCCCTCACAAGGGGTCGAGAATTCGGCCGTGCCGCCGGCACGCCCAGGAGAGCCTGAACACCAACGGGCGGCCCCTCCCTGGAGCCGCCCGCGCTGTATCCGCATCCCGCCTCATCGTACCCCACCTCTCCGCCTCACCGCCCTGGGAGGGGCCAGTTTATGCTCCAGAGCATAATCCTCAGGCCGGATCCCTCCACGCCCGCCACCCGAACAGCCGCACCGCCAGGTAGGCGAGTCCCCGCCGCCACCGGGGTACCCCCTCCGCAGCCATCACCACCCGAAACAGCCGGTCCGCCTCGGCCCGCGTCCACGTGCGGGCCGGCAGCGCCACGCCGGGCTCCGGGCACCCGCCGCAGCGGTACAGGAAGTCGTGCGCGAGTGGCGCGGCCAGCGACAGCTCCACGGGCCCGATCAGCCACCAGCACACCCGGGGAATGCTCGCCGCGTCGAACTCGAAGCCCCGGGGGATCCGGAGCCGGAATCGCCCGTCGCGGACCACGTAGCCCCGCTCCAGGCGCCAGGGCCCGGAGGGCCCGCGGTACGTCACCACGGGAGACGGCGCCGGGCTCACGAGGGGTCCCTCCGCCGCGACCGGGGCACCGGCACCACCGTGCCGGCCCCCTGCGCCCGCACCCATTCGCAGACGGCCTCCAGCGTCGCGGTCTGAACCGCCTGCTCGCGCTGGATCTGCTCCATGGCCTGCGTCATCGCCCGGAGCGGCGGGATCACGTGGTCGGTGATGCGCTCGGCCTGGGCAAGCTGCGCGGCGCGGAGCGTCTCCACCTCGGCGCGGGCGGCGTCGGCGGTCTCGCGCGCCTGGATGTAGAGCGTCTCCAGGGCGGAGAGCTTCGCGCCCACGCCGTCGACGTCGCGGCGGGAGGCGAAGCTGCGCTGGAGCCGAAGCTCGAGCGCGGCGATCAGCACTGCGCCGGCGAGGGCGACGGCGCTCCAGGGTACCTGCTGCCACCAGGTCATTCGTGCGCTACGGGGTAGGGGGCTCGCCGGGCCGCTCGCCGGCCCAGGCGTGGGGGAGGTGGGTGTCGGAGACAACGACGTCGCCCGGGAGGACGTCGATCATCGGCACCCGCAGCACCATCGCCTCGCCGACGGCGGCGCGGAGCTGGGCCTGGGCGAGCACCAGTGCCGCGGCCACGGGGTATTCAGGGGCGCTGCTTCGGAGCCCGGTAGCGGGGCAGTAAGGCGGCAGCAGTGCGTCGACGGTCTCGCAGCACGCGCCGCGGAGGTCGCCTCCTTGTGCGCAGCGAAGTACGTCGGCGGCGTAGACTCTGGGCTTGACGCTGGCTGGGAGCAGCCGGTACCTGGCGGCGGCCGTCGCGACCGATCCGTCCGCCGGGGTGACCAGCTCGCCCACGCCGGTCGGGTCCAGGGCGCCGACGTCGACGAGGACCTCGCCGCCGGGCAGTACCGCCGCCACCCGGACGCCGCGCTGCAGGAGGTCCGCCGGCGTGGACGGCCGCTCCGGATCGTCCCCGATCTCGGGCTCCACCGCCCATGCCGCCCACGCCGCTGCGCTGAACAGCTCGAAGTGCGGCATCAGACCTCCCCGTGCAGGCGGCCGTCCGGGCGGAGCCGGTCCGCCGTGTAGGCCAACTCCTCGAAGATGCTGGCGCCGTTGGTGGGAGACGACGAGAGGTCGCCAAGTCGGACGGCCACCATGCGCAGCAGCCCCATCGAGCAGGGCGAGGATCCCGTCGCGGATCCGAAATGCAGCTCGGGGGCGCTCCACGCCGGGGCGACGCCGCCGGCCGGCGCCGCGGTGCTACCCTGAACGAGAGTCCCCCCACCGACCCGCACGGCGCTGCGGCGTGCGCCCGTGTCGTACAGGACTCCGGCATACTGCACGCGGTCGCCCGGCTGAATCGTGACGCCGACCGAGTGCGAGTTCCCCACCCCCGCGGCATCGTTGTACGTGGTCGTGAGGAACAAGCCGTTGTGCTGGTAGACGTACAGCCGCCCCGGGGCGGTCGACGGCGATGTCGCACCGAACTGCATGACGACCGAGGAGCCAAGGCCCGCCCCGTTCGGCTGGCGCGCGACGTAGTCGAGATACCACGCAAGCGGTTGCTTGCGCGCGAGCCCGGTGAAGCTGAGCGTGTCCGCGAGGCGCGCCCCCGTGGTCCGGATCCGGGAGGACTCGGCGGGCGCGGCCTCGACCTGGAGCGTCGTGAGGCGTAGGCCACCCGGGAGCTGGTCCGGATACCGAACGAAACCGGCCTCCTGGCGCGCGACGGAGCTGGCCGTCGTGACCGTGGCGCTGAAGCGGTACACGTTGGTCCCGCGGAGCCGCCGGATCCGGACCGCTCCCGCCAGCACCTCGCCGCAGAAGAACGTGAAGTGGCTCGCGGCCTGCCCGGCCGACGCGCTCCGGACCACCGGGACTGACCCGTCGTCCAGCTCGGCGTCCACCGAGATCGTGTAGGTGGTGGAGCCGGCGAGGGGCACGACCTGATAGGCGTACTCCGTCGACGCCGAACGGGGGAGTCGAATCCCTCCCGACAGGCCCCCGGAGGTCCAACCCCCATCCGTCACACCCCCGGAGCGGAAGGTATACGAGGCGGCGCCGCCCTCCGGCGCGGGGACGAGGTTAGTCGCCGCACGCTCCACCACCGCGGCCTGCCGCAGCTCGCCGTCGACGTCCACCCACTCGAATCGGGGGGTCCTGGCGGGGACGGTCCGGACCACGCCCAGCATGTCGACGGCGGTCCCGATGGTGGAGCGTGCGAACGCGACGTCCCGGAGGCCCACCACGGGGCGGATCCCCTCCCCGAGGGCGGGCGATACCGCGGCCAGGATGGAGCTGGAGGTGATCGCCACGGCCTACCCCTCCGCCTGGGCCTGCGGGTATCCCACCAGGACGGCCGGCTCCGGGTCAATCCCCAGCACCGCCAACACCTCGGGGCGGTCCTGGTACACCTCCCGGAGCTGCGCCTGGTGGAGCGCGCGAAACGGTGCCACCTCCCGCTCTCGGGCCCCGTCGTGATGCGCAGCCCACGCGGCAAGTCCCGCATCCCGCGCGGCGGCGGCCGTCAGTGCGTCATCGTCCGCGAGCGCCAGCGTCCAGGCGTCCGCCATCGGGAGGGCGTAGACCTCCACGACCCCCGGGGGGGCGGCGAGCATCGCCTCGCGGAGGGCCATCTCAGCTTCGTACTCAGCCACGTTCGCGCGGGCGATGAGTTCCTGTGGCGACTCCGCCGGTGCGGGCGGGATCTCAGTCGGGATCATGCATCTGCTCCTGCAGGGCGTAGGCGGCGGCCGTCTCCGCTGCGATCAGCGCGGCGACCATCGGTGCGGGGGCGCCGAGGTACTGAGCTGCGGCGGATCGCAGCAGGATCCCGGCGCGGTCCAGGTCCCCGAGGCACCCGCCGCACAGGTAGTCGTGCGGCGCCTCGGGAATCATCGACACGTCCACCAGCTCCATAGCCAGGCGCTCCCGGCAGCAGCGGGCGCAGTAGATGGGCTCAGGCTCCGGGTTCCACGGCTCCGCGAGCGGGCCTTCATCGTTGCCTGCCAGGGCCACGAAGGTGGCCGGCGCTACCATCGGGCCGAGGTCATCCGCCCACGCTTCCATGTCCAGGAGCGCATCGGCCATCGTGCGCGGGCGCCAGGGGGTAGATTCGCTCATGTACCAGTTTTCGCCTCAAAAGGGACAGGGTTCAGCCCCATCGAGCGCCAGATAGGCGCGGCGGTCGTCCCCCACTTGACCGCGTTGCGGATAAGCGAGCCGCCGTTTCCGGTTGTCTCGACTACGACCACCCGGAACGACGAGCCGGGGCCCACGCCGTCGAGCAGTATCTCGATCTTGTCGCTGAACTGCAGGCCCCCCGAGGGGTTGTAGTTGACGTACGTGCGCGTCGCGCGAAGCGCTTCGCCAAAACCGTTGTTGACGAAGACGTTGAGCCGGAGGGTCGACGGTGTGTAGTCGCCGCCTAGTCCTCCCACGGGGCGTGCGAATTGGAGGGTCCCGCTCACCTCCACGGTGTACCGATCATCCCACGCCTCTTCCGCGGTGCTCTTCACCGCGTACTCGCCGCTGAAGGTGGCCGTCTGCGTGGCGACGCTATCCACGGCGGTGCGGAGCCGCAGGCGCGCCGTGAAACCGTTCGTGTCCTGGTTGATGGCCTCGCACACCTGGCCGTATGCGTTGCCATCGAGGTCCGGGTGGTGGGACAGGCCCCCCGCCAGGAACGCGATCAGGTAGGTCCCCGGGAACGCCGGCTCGAACGTTACGCCCTGGCCGTCCACCACCATCCCAGCCCGGAGGCCGCGAGAGATCGTCAACGCTTCGATGGTGGACTGCGTCGCGATCTGGAACTCGCCCGCGAAGGTCGTGTCGGCCAACTTCCCCCCGCGACTCACCTTGTCGAACGTACCGCCACCCGGCACCGCTGCGCCGCCGTCGATCCCGGTCCGCAGGAACTTGTTGGAGGGGTTGATCGCGTCGAGCGCCAGGTTGGCCCCGTCGCGCGCAGCCGGGCCCCCGGCGAGGCTGGTGAGCGGGTCGCCGGTCCGCATCAGATAGCGGTTCGGATCTCCGCTTACCTGCTGGTCCGCTAACACGTAGCCGTCCGGCCCGGCGAGCTTCAGCTCGGGGCGCATCTGGCCGATGGGGATGGGGAGCTTGACCCGGAAGTCGGGTCCGAGGCCGTTGTCGCCCCGCAGCCCGCCGCGCTCGATCTGCTCGAACGAGTAGCCGGTCGGACCGTGCAGCGCCGGCATGATCTGCCGTATCGTCGGGTTTAGGAGGTCCGCAGTCCCCGTGGCGTCGCGGACGACCGACGAGGTCTGCGGGCTGTACGGCGAGCCCGCCGCGGCGCCGGAGTAGAGATCCACCTCGGCCGCGGGCTTGCCCTTCGAACCGCCCGTCCCGAGCAGGCCGTCCAGGATGGGCGGCATGGCGTCGGTGACGATGTCCGACGAGAAGGCCCCCACGCGCACCTGGGCGTAGACCCTGCGCTCGTACGCCTTGTGCCCGGTGACGACGACGGTCGCCGGCAGGGGCGAGGCCGTCCAGGTGTCCGGCGGGGCCTGCTCCGGCTCGATGCTCAGCCGGGACCACGTCCGCCACTCCATCGTCCCCACCGCGTCGCCGGGATCTCCCTCCAACCAGAAGTGCCCGGCCGACCCCGGCGTGCTCGCGAGGTACAGGTTGGCGACCGGCCGCCGCGGCACGGGAAGGGTGGGGTCCCGGGGCATGACGTCGACGGCGTCCACCGCCCGGAGTTTGCCCGCGATCTCTGCGACGACCTGGAACCGCGCCGGGGGGCTCCCGGCGGTGGGGCGCTGGATCGTCCAGGTGACAGACGGGGTTGTCGCCGGGTTCGCAGTCGGCATCATCGACTGCGAACCGACCGGGTTGAGCGCGCCCAAGCCGGGCGCGCTCGGCGTTACGAGTACCGGCCCGAAGGGGTACGGATCAGTCACGAACACCTGCGCGACGTACTGAGTCGCCGTGGCCGTGACGTCGATGTGGATGCCGAGCGGGACCGTGTCGCGGCCCTGCTCTGGGATCTCTGCGAAGACGGGGTCCGAGACCCATCCGCTCTTTTCGATGACGAACTCCGCCTGCCCCGAACCCCCAAGCGCACCGCCACGGCTGAACTTCCAGGTCGCGGGGCTCCCCGAGGCGACCCCCTGGGCCGGGCCCTCGATCCGCGCGCCGCTCCCCCGCACCGCCACCAGGCGCACGGTGGCGTCCGAGGGCTCGGCGGTGACCTGGACGGCCACCACCGTCGCGGTCGTGTCCCCGGCGACGATCCTCGCCGTGCCGCGCGTGAGCTTCGGGATCTCCGGATCCTGCGCCGGAACGTCGACGGCGTCGCTGTCCTTGACGCGGCCGTTTGCGCGGGCGGTGAACGTGACCCGCCCGGGAGGTGAGCCGAAGGCCGGGCGTTCGATGGAGAACGCGACGGCGCTGGTGGTGTCGAGATCGGCAGTCGGCCAGAGCTTCCGCTCCAGCGCTGGACCGATCGGTCCCACGGCCACGCCGGCCGCCGCGACGGTCACGGAGTCGGGGCCCTGGGGGTACGGGTCCGCCACGTAGACGAGCACGTTGACGTGCGTGGCCGTGGTAGAGGACACGCGGGCGAGCGTCGACAGGTACACGGTGTCCCGCCCCTCCTCCGGGATCTCCACCATGTCGACGTCGGGGGTGGCGCCGGTGAGGGTCGCGCGAAACTCCACCTCGCCCGGCCCCCCGAGCGCTGCGCCGCGCCGGAACCGCCAGGTGCGCCCGCTGGGCACGGCGACGCCCTCCGCATCCCCAGCGATCCGCGAGGCGCTCCCCCGCACCTCCACCAGCGCCACCGTCGCCCCGGGGGGCGACGCGGTGACCTCGACCTCGATCTCCGTCGCGCTGGTGGAAATCACCCGCGCCACACACGTCGCGAAGACCAGCGGCGCCGGGTCCTGCGCCGGCACGTCGATGGCGTCGACCCCGTCCACCCGGCCCGGTGTAGTCGCGACGAATGACACGCGCCGGATACCGCTTCCGGCCGGGCCACGAGTGATGGTGAAGTCGGCGGTGCCGGCCTGCGCCCGCGACGCGCCGGGCGTGAGGGTCCGCGAGGCAGGCCCCACGTTGGCGCCGTACGGGCCCACCGGGCGCACGGTCACGCTCCCCGTCCCGCCCGGGTAGGGATCCCACACGCGCACGCGGACCGGGATCTCCGTGGCCGTGCCGGGCAGCTGTTCGATCTCGACGGCGAGCGGGTACGTATCCCGCCCCTGCTCCGTGATGGGGACGATGAGGATGTCCGAGACCCACCCCTCCCGCTCCACCGCGAACTCCACCTCGCCCCCGCCGCCTCTCGCCGCTCCCCGCTGGAAGGTCCACACGGTCTCCGTGGGCGATGCGACGCCCACGGCCGGGCCGCCCGTCCGCGCGGCGCTCCCCCGTACCGCCACCAATCGGACCGTGGCGCCGATCGGCTCCAGCACGTCCACGCGCACCGGCACGTGCGTGGCGGTCGGAGTCGTGATCCGCGCCTCGCCCCGTGCGTACAGGATCGGGGCCTCGGAGGGTCGGAAAATCGACGGCTGGACCCCACGGAGGAGGTAGTCGCGATAGGGGCCGCTGAGCCGCTCGACGAGGGTCAGCGTCGTGACCCTCTCCTCCGGCGTGATCCGCCAGCGGTACGCGGCCACGGCGCCGATCTGCGGCGTGTCGTACCACGCGTTGGGCGCGAGCTGGTAGGCATCTCCCAGCTCCACCGGCCACCAGAGCCGGAGGTCCACCTCGTGCTGCGCGCCGGGGGTGGAGAGCGCACGAAGCGCCGAGAGAGAGAGGTCTCGCGCCTCCGCCGGGGTGTTGATGGGCGACTCGTCGGCCTCGACGATCTCCATCGCCAGCCGGCCGTGCAGGGCGATCGAGGCGGGATCGGTTTCGGTGACCGATTCTCGCTTCCCCGTGGAGGTTCGGTGGTAGCTGACGGTGACCGCGTTCCGGATCGGGTCGTCGTCCACCTCCAGTCGGCGGACGGCGAGGAGGTCGTCGGGCCCGAAGGTGTGGACCGGGGTAGTAGACCCGGAGTCGAGCTGAAAGAGGGTGAGGCGAAATGCGCCATGCGCCTGGGACCACCGGAGGCGCACGTCCCATCCCCGACCCTGCGCGAGCGTGCGGAGCGCCTCGAGGACGGACGTCCCGGCGGCCTGCTTGTACGGGGTGATGGACCAGGCGGGATTGCCGATCACCTGGAGCGGCACGGCTGCGAAGCCCCACCGATCCAGGATCTGCCGCATGAGGGTCTGGATGGGCGTGCCCGACGCCGCGCCGTACTCCTCCTCCACTTCGATCTGGGTCCGGAGTAGGCGACGCCCGTAGTCCGCCGCCTCGATCCGCACCTCGTTCTGGTCGCCCCCGAGGTCGAAGACGTGGGAACGGCCGATGAAGATCGGCTTCCACGCGCCCGTGCCGGGCGGGGTGCCCGTGGCGTGGGTGGCGACGATGACCTGCACTTCGCGCGAGAGGGAGAGCAGTGGGCCGTACGATCCACCCGGTGTCCGGTTCAGCGGTGAATCGGACCGGAGCGGCGAGAGGCTCGTCTCGTAGACCTCGCGGGCGATGCGGAGCGAGCACGTCGCCGTCATGTCGTCCACGCTCTCCCCGCCCTCCACCTCCAGCACCCGGTCGGTGCTGTCGAGCGCGCAGAGGTCGCGCAGAACGCCGCTCGCGTCCTCCACGAGCACGCGTTGCGACACCTGGTAGTCGACGGCCGAGAGGAGATTCCGCTCGGCTGCGGTGGTCTGGCGCATCAGGTCTCTCGCAACGTGAAGTCGAACACGCTGAGCGCTCCACCCTTCCGGGTGAGGAGCTGGACGGGGCGCATCTCCACGTGGCACTGCCGCGCCACCCCGCCCGCCAGGTCGCCGCTCGCGCTGACGACGGCCTTTCGGAGCTCCACCTCCAGAGCCGCGGCGGCCGCGGGGAGCATCGCCACGGTCTTCGCGGTGAGCGTCCACTTCGCCGCGCGGCGCGTGGAGAGCATTCGGCCGGAGATCGCCACGGTCCGGTGGGCCCCGTCGTCCACGTCGCGGGTCGCCTGGTCTCGCGCGATCGGCACCGTCACCCCGTTGACGGCCAGGGCGGGCATCAGGGCATGGTGGGCAGGGCGTGACGGAGGCCGAGGGGGTCGCCCTGGATGCTCAAGCGATCCTTGATCTCGCGGACGACGTCGCGCGCGATCTCCTTCGAGTTGCGGCCGGCGCCGTGGATGACGATGGCACCCTCCGAGATCTCGACGGGCTGCGGCGGCTGGGCGACGCGGTGGGGCTGCGACGACGAGGACGGGCCCGCCGTGGCCTCGTAGCGCGCCAAGGCGGCGTTGAAGACGCGAAAGCCTTCGGGCACGTTGCGCATCTGCTCGTTGACCCGGGCGGCCGTATCCCCCACGCGCTCCAGAGCATCCTCCCAGGAGAGGTTCTGGAGCTCCTTGCGTCCCCGGGCCAGCTCGCGCGCGCCTTCGCCGAACGACTCCCCCAGGTTCATCAGCCCCTGTCCCACCTTGGTGATGCCGTCCTGCCGGCCCGGGAGCAGCGCGTCCACCGCCTTCCCGATGGCCCGGATCAGCCACCCGATGGCGGTGGCGGTGCCCTGGGCGATGCGGAAAAAGATCTCTCCCACCCAGGTCCCGGCGATGCCGATGGCGCGGAAGACGGGGAAGAGGGCCTTCAGGATCGGCGAGAGGGCCTTCCCCAGGATCTCCCCCATCATGCGGAGGGGCTCCGTCAGTGCGGCCAGGGGCGCCTGCAGGCCCTCCAGCGCGCCCTCCAGGACCGTCCCGACCAGGCTGAGCGGGGTGAACTGGCTGGCGATGTCGAGCCCGACCCCCTTGAACGCCTGGGCGGCCTGGGTGAACATGTCGTTCGGCCGGTTGAACGCCTGCTTGACGGCCTCCCACCGGATCGCGAGCTCACGGCCCCGGCGGTCGATGCGCTCGAACGTCTCGGCCAGCGCCACTCCGTCGAGGTGCTGCGGGGCGGGCTGGAAGCGCATCGCCTGCTCGGCCGCGAGGCGGTGCGCGGCGGGCGAGCCCGCCGAGATCCCCGTGGGTGCCATGGACATGGTCCATGCGCCCGTCGCCGCGTCCTTGACCCCCCGAACCGCAGCAGTCCCCGCCGCAAAGGCTCCGAGAGCGCCCTCCTTGGCGGCCCAACCCCGCGCGATCCCGCCCATCCTGGCCGCGCGCCCGTACATCTCGCTCTCGACCTGGAGGAGCTCCGCACGGCGAAGCGCCACGAGCGCGGCGGTGCCGGCCGGGGCGGCGCGTCCCTCCTCCTTCAGCTTCGCGACCGCGTCCGTGAGGGACTTGATCTCCGACCGGAGCGCCTGAGCCCGGTTGTACGACGTCTTTAGCCCCTCGGAGAGGTCGTCCGGGTCGTCGACCCCGAGCCCCATGCGCCGCAAGGAGTGGTGGCGCTGCAGCGCCTCGTTCAGGCGGTCCAGCGCACTGGCCGCGCCGGCGGTGAGGTCGGTGGTCCCTGGTTTGTTGTTCTCGTCTTCTAGGAGTTGAAGTTCCAGAATCGCTCCCCTGGCGACGCCGATGTTGTTGATAAGACTGTCCAGCTCCTTGCGGGCTTCCGTGTACTTGGGGTTGTCCTTCTCCGTCTCCTTGGGTGTTGCGTAGGGGGTGAAATCCGCGCGTCCAAACCCGCCCCCGGCGATGGGCGGGGCCTCGAATGTCACGACCTTTTCAGGAATCTCAGCTATCGCCCGCTCTCGTTCAGCCCGCTCGAACTCCAGTTCCAGGAGCTTCGACTGGAGGTCCGCCTTGCTGAGCGCCAGGATACTGAGCCGGAAGGAATCCGCGGCATCGGTCGCCTCCTCGATCCGGCTCTTCGTCGTGGCGAAGTACGTCCCGAGCGCCGTCAGCGCCGTGATCGCCAGCCCTACCGGCCCCCCGAACGCCGCCAGCGCACGGCTCCCGAACGCGGTGGCGGCGGCCAGTGCCCGAGCGCCGAGAGTCGCCCGGCCGAGCGCGGCGGTGTGGGCGGCGGTGGCTGCCGCCGCGCCCCGGCTCGCCGCGGCGGATCCCTGCTGTGCGGCGGTCAGGGCCCGCGTGGCGCCCGCCAGGCTCGCCTTGACCCGCGCCTCCTGGACTCCCAGGGTAGCGAGCTCGCGCGTCGCGGCACTTACGGCGCGGGTCGCCGCGGCGCGGCGCTGAAGCTCCCGCTCCACGGCCGCACCTCCCAGCGGTGCCAGCGACGAGATCGGCACGCGCGCCGCCTGCGCTTCGACCGCGCGGGCCGCGGTGAGCTTGGCGAGCGCTTCCTGGCGTGAGACCTGGATCGCCGCCTGCGTCGCCCGCATGCTGCTCACCGTGGCCGCCGCCTCGCGCTCCTTCGCCCGCGCCACCTGCAGGGCGGCGGCCGCCTCGGCCTGCGCGGCCATGGTGGCCGTGGCTGCCATCTGCCGCTCCGCCCTCGCGGCCTCGAAGGCCGCGGCTGCGTGGCGCACCCGCGCGGCCGTCGCCGTGCCGAGCGCCGCCGTGAACCGGCCCGCGAGGGCCCCACCGGCGATCGCCATGACCCGGTGGACCGTGTCGATGTTCTTCGCCAGACCGGCGGCCCCGGCGCCGATCGCCTCGAACGTGCTCTTCAGCGCGGGAAGCGCAGGCGTGCCGGCCGCGATGGCCAGCTTGTAGATCTCGTCCGTCGTGTTGTCGAGCGCGTTCGACGTGGTCGACGCCGCCCGCTCCATCGTCTCCATGTGGGCGAGCAGGCGGTCCAGGAACTCGACCGGGCCGCTCACCTGTTTGTTGATTTCCTCCGGGGAGATGGTGCCGAACGTCTCCTTGATCGCCCGTGCCACGACGGGGGCCTGCGTGATGATCGGTTTCAAGTCCTCCATCAGCAGCTTGGGCCTCGTCGTCATCTGCATGAGCTGCACGATGACGCCCTGGAGCTGCTCGGGCCCGCCCGCCCCGACTGCGATGGCGTTGCTGAACTCCCGAAGCGCCCGCTGGGTGCGTGCGGCCCCCAGTTCCACCGCCTGCAGGCGGATTGAGCCTTCGATCGCCTCCTTGAATCCGATGCCCGGCAGCTCCGCGATCCCCTCGAGGATGGCGAGCTGGCGGCTTGCGGCGAACGCGTTCTGCGAGACGACCCCGATCCCCTTCGCCAGCCTCTCGTACGTCATGGCCGCGCCGCCGACCCCGACCGCCGTCCCGACGGCCGTCAGCCCACCGGCCGCTTGGAAGAGCCCGCGCGTGAGCCCCCCGACGGCCGTGACACCCCGCTCGACCGTCGATGTAGCGGTGTCCACCCCGCGCGCCGCCACCTGACCGGCCGGGCCCAGGCTGCGCATCGCCTCGTCCATGCGACGGATCGCCTGGCTCGCCCGGTTGACCGGCGCGGTCGCGCGCTCGGCGGCGACTCCCACCGCGCCCGCCAGTCCCGCCGGAGAGAGGGTGGAGGCGGGGAGCTGGAGTCCCCGGACGAAGCGGGCGTTCTGCGCCTCGATCCGCCGACCCACCTGCGCGAATCGCTGCTCAGTGTTCGCCAGCACACGGTTGATGTGGCTGTCGTCACCGCTGATCTGGACGAGTAGCTCCGAGAGCCTGTATCCCACGTTGTCCTCGGGTTGAGACCTCCCCCCCCGCGCGTGCGGGGGCGGTTGGTGCACCAGCACCGGCTATGTGTCCTCGATGTCCTCCACTTCGATCGTGAGGCCGAAGGCGGCGGCGAGCGCCTGGAGGGTCGACTCCGCGCCCCCCTCGGATTCTCCCTCCCGGAGGGAGGGGAAGAAGTGCTCGGGGCCAAGTGCTTCTCCGCCCAATCCGCCCATCGCATTCATGGCCGCCGCCGCGACCGTCCCGGTCCGGTAGTCCCGCCGCCGCTCCTGGTCCCGGCACCTCTCCAGGAGCGCCGTCGTCATCCGCGGCGATTGACGCCAGAACTCGTCGTCGCTCAAGCCCAGGTCGAACCGGGCGATCGCCCAGATCGTCAGGAGCGGCGGCGGCTCGGGCCTCTCTTCGGGGGCAAAGGGGCCTCGCCCGCGGCGCCCTCCTCGGCTTCGAGGGACGCCGCCACGGCGTCGAGGTCCACGCCCATGGCCTCGAAGATCCGCTCGAGCGCGTACCCGGCGTTCCGGACCTCGAGCAGGTGCTCCTCCACCCACTCCGGGGTGAGTTCGGGGTCTTCGTGGCGCAGCGCCTCGCAGAGCACCACGGGGAGCATGTCGATGTCCCACGGCGTCCCGCTGGCGGGAGACCGCATGTCGAAGCCGGTCGCCGCCTTGATCCGCCGGATGGCCCCCCAGGAGAAGAGGAGCGTCCGGGGCCGATCGAGCACGATGGCGACCGGATCGTAGGGAATGGGGTTCTGCGCCGCGGGGGTGCTTGGGGTCTGCATGGTTTCCATGGGGCGGTCGGCCGCCTCTTACGAGGAGGCCAGGGTCGGGGCGATCGGCCCCGTGGGCCGGAAGTTCGCCTTGAACTTGAGGGGGTCCTTCGGCCCGCCCGCCTGTGGGGCGAACGTGACGAAGGCCTTGAACGGCAGCGTCAGCTTCTGGCCGCCGTTGGCGCCGGCGGGAACTTCGATCTTGAAGTTCCTCGCCTCCCCCGACTTCGCGACGGCGAGCAGCCCCGCGGTCCCATCGTGCGTGGCATTCGAGGGCATCCAGTTGCCCTCGACTTCGAACTCCCCGTGCTCCTGGATGCCGGTGCTGATGAACTCCTCCGACGTGCTGTCGTAGTTGGTCACGTCGACGGTCCCCGCGCCGAAACTCGGCAGCCCGATCGACGTGAGTTCCGCCACCGGCGCGAACACTTCGATCCCGGTCGCGGGGGCGTCCCCCATGAGCAGCTTGGTCCCTCGAGCGATACGAGCCATCTCAGCACTCCTTGCGGCTGTCGTTGTGGGTCCGGACGTGCTCGCGGATGCGATCCTCGTCCGTCGATTCGAACGGACACGACCCGCACCCGAACACGTGCCCCGAACCCCACGGCCGCGAGGTCCACGGGGCGGTGGGCGCGTCGCCCTCCGCCGGCGAGGGCACGGGCGGCTCCTGGGCCCCGGCGTGGGAGCGGTCCCTCGGCGGCTTGGTCACGGCTCCTCTGGGTTGTTCTCGCGGGTGATGTAGGTGATGACCAGGTCCTGCCGGGCGGCGCCGTAGATCCGGCTGCCCGTGTAGCTTTCCCAGGCAGTTCCGTCCTCCTGGACGTCTTCGACGAGGGCCGCGAGCACCGGGTCCGTCGTCACGACGCGGATCGCCCACGTCGTGAGCGGGTCGAGGAGCGTGGCGACCGGTGGGCCCGCAACGGTGGTCACGACGCGGCTCTCGATGCTCACCGGCAGCGCGCGGCGCACGGCCCCGTCGTGGTCGTCCCGGTCGCACGTCTCCCGGCCACTGGTCGCTGGGGTCGGGTAGACCGCCAGCGCCGGGAGGCTGTCGTCTTCCAGCGGCAGCTCGGGATAGCGATGGACGGTCAGGCCCGGAGGGCCGCCCGACGCGCCGAGCGCCTCGGCGATGCGCTGGAGGATGCGCTCCCGGATGCTCACGCCCTCCATCGTCACGCCTCCAGAAGAGCGACGTCCGTCAGCGCCGGATCCGTCGGACGGCGGAGCGCCCGGTGGATCCGGTAGGGAACCCCGTTCACGGAGATCTCGGCGCGCGAGGTGAGGGAGGAGGCCGGCAGGGTCCCCGTCGCGATCGTGAGCACGGCCCCGTCGACGATCACCTCCATCCGCTCCAGGACCTCCAGGTCGGAGGTGCCGAGGTGGCCCCAGGTCTCGTGCTCCACATCGCCCACCGTGCAGCGCACGCGGGCGCCGCCGGAGTCGCGGATGAGGTCCTCCCAGAGCGCCGCGTCGCCGAGACTCACTGCGCGCCCGCCCGCTTCCGGGTGGTGCGCACCACCGGCCCCACCGGCTCCGCCTCGACGGCGGGGGCGGACTCCCCCACGGGAGCGGCCTGCTCCGAGTCGGACGACTCCACCCCCGCGGCGAGTGCCGGTGCGATCTCCGTAGCGGGCTCGCGCTCTTCCTCCCCCTGCGGCAAGGCGTCTCCATCCACCACCGGCCCCACCGGCTCCGCCTCGACGGCGGGGGCGGCATCGACGGGGACGGTGACCCCCCGGCGGTCGAAGCTGCGCGCCCAATCCAGCCGGACGTCGGCCTCCTGCTCGGGGCAGTCCGGGCCGTAATCCACGCCCCCGTAGGAAGCGTTTCGAACGAAGCGCCTCCGGACGGTCCGCTCCGGCGCGCGTGAGATCTCGACAGGCATCGGTCCTCCGTAGCGGGGTGGCTAAACCGCCCCGCGGCTCGAGTGGAGGTCTTACGAGGCGGTGAGGCCCGTCCCCTTGGCGAACGCCTCGGGGTAGCGGATCGCGACGTCGACCATGGCGAAGACGATCACGCGGATCAGCCCGCGCCCGCCCCGGGTGAAGGGGTCCACCAGGATCTCCATGGCGCCCCACTCCCCGATGAGAACGTGCTCCCAGACGCCGAAGATGATGCCGTGCTCGTTCGACCCGGTGCCCAGGGTCTTCGAGAGCTGGTTGCTCGCCAGGGCCCGGTAGCCGTTCATCTCCCCGTTCTCGACGTTGCCCGTCCAGAGCGGCATGCCATTGGTCCCGTCGAAATACTGCGTGTTCTTCGCGGCCCCCCGGACGGTCGGCGTGGTCACGTAGCCCATCGCGCCGATGTCGGCGTCGTCCTCGGCGATGGCTGTCTCCATCGCGATCACCTTCGCCCGGCTGATGGCCCCGCCCATCGGCACGACGTTCACTCCCGAGGCGTTGTAGATGCCGGTGGGCTGGTTGTTCGCGCCGGTCCCGTGCAGCCCCGCGCGGTCGATCCCGCGGGCGGTGATCGCCGAGAGGTCGCGGCGAACGAACTGCTCGACGTTGATGACCGACTGCGCGAGCAGGGTGCGGCTGAAGCTAGTGATGCTGCGCCCGTTCTTCGGGCTCATGTTCACCTGCCCGGTGTCGGCGTCGCTGTCGCCGCTGTCGTTCTCGGAACTCTCGGGCACCCACTCGAACGTCCCCGACCCGGTCTGCTTCGGGAAGCTCACGTTCCCCTGCAGCCCCGGCAGGAACGTGGCGCCCATGCGGTTGAGCACCATCCGGGTCCGGAGCATGTCGATGAAGGAGCCGGGCTCCGTGTAGACCAGCTCCTTCCCCGACGCCGACCCGGTCGTGGTGAGGGCGGCGCGGCGCTCGAGTTCCGTGTCTACCCCGGAGAACTCACGCGGGAGGGTTCCCAGGTTGGTGGGAACGAGAATCCCCTTGGAGGCCCCGCCCCGGCCGAGCTTCCGGTCGAGCTCCTGGTGGATCTCCATCTCGAACCCGGCCGCGGCCTCGTTGCGACCGGCCATGGCGTTGATGAGGCGGGTGAGCGAGTACCGCTTGTTCTCGGCGGGGGTGAGGTTGACCAGGGGCTGCGGGGACGGCAGCACGGCCGCCGGCTCGCCCTTCAGGCCCAGGATCCGGGCCCCCGCCGCGTTGACGGAGATCCCCTCCTCGATCCACGCGCCCGCCTTGTCGGCCATGCCGTGTGCCGCACACAGCGCCGAGATTCCCTGTGCGCGCTTCCGCTCAGCGGCGAGGGCGTCGACCCCCACCGCGACAACCCCCGCCGGGGCCGCCGTGTCCACTCCGGACATGGTGTTCTCCTTGCCCTGGTCGAGGGCCGTAGGTACTTCGGGGGAGAGAAATGCCACCGGAGCGTCCCCGTCCGCTCCGGTGCTGGGATAGAACGTCACTGCCACGGCCGGTCCGTCGCTCTGAACGTCCACCGCGGCCACGACCACCGGGGCGACTCCGCCGAGAACGGCCGGCGCAGGGGGGGTACTCACGATCTCCACCGCGGCGGCCGGGGTCGCGTCTGCCGCCGGGGCGGCCGGACGCTCGGCGCGGGCGGCCGCACTGCGGCGCTTCCTGGAGACGCCCAGCTCGGAAAGGACCTCGTCCAGAGTGGCGATGCGATGCGCTGCGCCGGCCGCCACCGCGCGCTTTGCGGTGAGTGCGCGGCCCTCGCCGAACCCGTTCCGGACCGCCTCCTCCGGCACTCCCATGTTGCGGGAGACGGCGGCGACGAACTGGTCGTAGTAGTCGTTGATTTCCTCCTGGGCGTGCTCGCGAGCCTCGCGCGAGAGCGGCTCCAGGGGGCTCCCTTCGGCCTTGAACCTCCCGGCCTTGATGATCGTTGCGCTCCCGCCCTCGTTGGCGAGGAAGCGGGACCAGTCGATGTGGACCGTGTAGACGCCGATGTTGGCCGACAGGCTCGACGGGCTCACCACCACCTCGTGCGCGCTGGAGCCGAGGTAGTACATGGCGCTGCATCCGAGGCCGGAGACGACCGTGGTGATACGCTTCTCCGACCGCGCATCGAAGATCTCCTTCGCCGCCTCATCCACGCCGCTCACCGTCCCCCCGGGAGAATCGGCGTCGATGATGATGTGGCCGACCTCGGAGTCGTCCAGGGCGGCCCGGAACGAGGCCATGAAGTCGGAGAGGGAGGCGAACCCGCTGGACTTCTGCATCGAGGTCGCGCGCCGGGCGATGGTCCCGTAGAGCGGAATCACCGCCACCCCGGCCGGCGCGGCGGCCCCACGGCCGCGCCTGGCCTCCGCCTCGGCCACGACGGCCTGCACATCGTCCTCGGCCACCACTCCCCCGGCGGCGCGTAGCTCCAGGATGGCCAGGAACTGCTGGAGCTTCTCCGGGCGGATCGCCCAGTGCTCGCCCTCCATCGCGCGCAGGATCGCATCAACACGAGCCGGCATCGGTCCTCCTCGGGTTCAGGCGCCCTGCGCCAGTCGGAGCGCGCGGCCTTCCTGCTCTTCGCCGGAGCCGCCATCGCTTTCGGTGTCGTGGTAGACCACGACGAGCTTGCCGCCTTCGGTCCGGATCTCGACACCGTACTCTTCCATCAGCGCCCGTTCTCTCGCCCGGTCGATCAGCACGTCCTCGAAGTCGTAGCCCAGGTCGGCGCAGATCATGGAGAGGCTCGTGACGCCGATCTCCAGCTCGCCGCGCCGAGCGAGGATGTCCTTCAACGGGTCCACCCAGGGCCAGCGGCGCCCTCGGTGGCGCGCCTCCATCCACTCCGCGGGGTTGTAGGAGGGGAGACGGATCGCCCCGGCCGTGAGCGCGTAGGTGAGCCAGCGCCGGTAGACCCGCCGGTGGAAGCGCCGGATCATCCACCCCTGGAGGAGCTTCCAGACGTCTCGCTCCTTCAGCTCCCCCTGCCGGATGCTGGAGAACGAAACCCCCTCCAGGTCGCCGGCCAGCGTGTTGTAGTAGGTGCGGATCCCACTGGCGACGCTGCGCAGGATGGCCTTGTCGAACTGCGGGAACGCGGACGTCGGGTGCTGGGGGTCCCAAGCCTCGAAGCGCCACCCGGGGGGGAGGCGCTCCAGCCGCCCGGGGTCGGCCTGCATGCGAGCCGGCTCCTTGGCGCCCGGGGTGACGGCAACGTGGTCGCCCTCCTGGACGAAGAAGCCCATTTTCGCCGCCGCGGTGCGTGCGGCGATCAGCTCGGCCTCGCGGTAGCCCCGGAGCATCCGAGCGTCCAGCAGGACCGGTGTGAACCAGGGGAGCCCACGCCCCGCGCCCGGTCGGCCCGGGATATAGAGGTGGACGATGTCCTCCGCCGGGACCGGCACCCGGCGGGTCCTGCGCCGCCCACCCTGGTAGTCGTATGGGTGGTCGCTCCAGACGTGGTAGACCTTCGGCCGCCCCCACCGGTCCTGAGTGATCCCCATGCGGGTGGAGTCCTCGCCGTCGCCGCCGGCCCCGTCGTCGTACGTTTCGTCGAGCTGATCCGCATCCAGCACCTGGAGGGCGAAGCCGAAGCGGTTCCGGAAGCCGGGAAGCATCCGGACCAGAACCTCGCCGTCCTGGGGCACCGTGCGCGCACAGAGCTGTTCGATCTCCTCCCGGCAGAGCATCCCGTCCGCCGAGGCGTGCTCCGCCTCGCTCCACTCCCTCCACCCCCGCTCAAGCTCGGTGTTGGCCTCGCGGTTCAGCTTCCCGGCCTGCTCCCCCACCCTCGCCTGCGTCAGGATGCCGTCCGCCCCGACGATGTTCTCTTCGCAGAGGCCGGTGAAGCGCGCGAAATGGGAGTTGTTCCCGACCATCTCGCGGGAGCGGTTCCGCAGCGTGCGCATCCCTTGACGAACCGCGGAGTCGGCGCTCTGCGTGCTGGTGAGCCAGTCGGCGGTGAGCCGCGACTGCTGCGCGCCGGCAAATGCAAAGGCGGAGGGGTGCCCTCCGTCCTCGCGCTCCAGGCGCAACTGCGCGGCGGCCGCGAACGGGTTACCCACGCCGCGCGCCCCGCTTGCTCAGCAGGTAAAGCCCTTCGCGGGCGATGGTCCCCAGGAAGCCGAAGCCGAAGAGGGCGAGGAGGAGGAGGCCCGCCGAGATCGGCCAGACCTGCCACACCAGGAGCGAGGCGACTCCCCAGGTGAGGAGCGCCCATCCGCTCAGCAGAGCAATCGCTGCCAGCAGCTCGGGGAAGGCCTGCGCGAGCGCGTACCGGACACCCTGCACGCGCCGCCGCACCGCCGTCCGGGCCGAGCGAAACCGCTCGCCGAGGCGTCCCGGTAGGGCTCGCAGTCGCTCAGTACGGCTGGACAAACTCCACCTCGACAGAGGAGAAGAAGCCCTGCGCGCCGCCCTGCTCCTGCCGCACCAGGTCCTCGTACCGGGCCTTCAGCTTCCAAAGCTCCGGAATCGGGATCCGGCGGACCTGCTTCCCGTCGATCTGGAACTCCTCCACGTCCTTGGAGAGTCGCCCCTCGAGCTTCGCGTTGATGGCTTCGAGCGCACGCTCGGCGTGGCTGCGGCCGTCGGTGAGCGCGAGGAAGTCCGGCTCGATCGTGACCCGGCCCTCGCCCAGGCGCACCCGGGCGAGGCCACGTTCGGCGTAGCGGATCCAGCGGTAGGAGCCTGCGGGGAGCGCAGCGGAGGCGGAGGCGGGGACGCGGATCTCGTGCGTGGTACCGGAGTCAGTGGCAGTGAGGTCGAGCGAGCCAGGGCCCCGCAGGGCGTACTTGAGCACCCACCCGTCCCGCGGGGCGTGGGCCGGGTCCTCGATGTCCCACGCCCAGTCGAAACCGGCGGTCAGGCTCGCGGGTTCGGTACCGTCCAGTCGAGTAAAGACGCGCTCGCGCATGGGAAGCTGGAGGGGTAGATAACAGAAAAGGGCCCGCACCGGCTGTCGCCGTGGTGCGGGCCCTTTTCTGGACCTCAGATCCGGGGGCGGCCTGGGGCCGCTGTTGTGCTACGTCGACGCGAAGGCGCCGGTTGTTGCGTGGAAGCTACGGGCGACGGCCCCCAGCGTCAAGGATTCTGCGACCCCCCACCCCCGGCCGGCATTTCCGCGACGAGCCGCTCGCTTTCCAGCTCCAACTCAATCCAGTGGACCGTGAGATCGACGAGGCGCTTCAGGTGGTTGACGTCCTTATCGCCCCATGTCCGGATGTAGTGCGTCTCGTCATTGCCCAGCCAGATGGCCCGCTCGGCCACCGCTTTAACCCGTGGGTCCGGGATGTAGTCCTTGATGCACCGGCCAAGTGCCTTTGCCTTGATCATCTCGGCATCGTCGGGGTTCCGCGCGATGGCGTAGTCCTTTACCAGAAACTCCAGCGCCTTTCGGTGACCCATTCCGACGAGCTGGGAGAGCCCGTTCGCCTCCGCGGCAAGCGCTTCGTTGTAGACGCTGATGAACTGCGGCGAAAGATCTCCGATGGTCTGGGAGAAAGTCCGCGCACGCGGAACGCGAGGGTACACACCGAGCGGCCTGTGCATCATGGCGTCCATGCTGTAGATCCACCTCCCCACAAATACCCCCTGACACTGCCGATTCGTGCACTGGTACGCCGCGAAAAAGTCGCCAAACTCGTCGTTGATGGTGGCGGACCCGATCATCTTCGGAACGACACTCGTGCCGCAGAGCGGACACTCCGCGGGATCGCTTTCGTACTTCACCGCACACTGGCTTCCAACCAGATTCCTTACATCGATACGCGGCATAAAATGACCTCCAGGGCCCGAGTCGATTGATGGCGTTCCCAACGGAGTTCGGAATTTATTTGGATACTGATGGGATCGCCAAGTGAGCTGTGCAGGCGTCACCAATTCATCACGAATCCCGCCGGCTCAACCGGGTCCTCATCCTGCTCTGCGGTCACTGCCGGTCGGGGTCGCCCTGCAGCCGCCCTCGCCCTCGCGCCCTCCTTCCGCACCTCCTCCAGCCAGTAGGGCAGGTTCTCCGTGTACGCCGGGCCCAGGAAGAGGAAGGCCGCGTAGTTCATGTAGGTGAGGTCGATCGCCTCGTTGCGCTCGGCCACCTGCTTGTAGACACGCTCCATCCGGCCATGGCCATTCCGCTCCTGCACGACGCGCTCGGCCGCGAACTGCTCGAAGAAGTTGGCGTCCATCCCGTCCACCACGCTCCGTGGCTGGCAGAAGTGGATGTACTTCGGCCCCGGGTGCTGGCGCTGCAGGCGGGGGAGGATGCCGTCCTTCAGGCTCCAACTCGCGAGCGAGACCGGCCGCACCCCGTGCTTGTTGCGCCTCTTCGGCTGGGTGAAGACCTCCTTCGCCCGCGAGTCCATGCCGCGGACTGCGAAGACGCCGCGCCCCTCGCGCAGTCGCACGAAGGGGTAGACAGCCTCCGGGCCCTTGTACTGGGCGTCGATGAAGGCGTGCCGAATGTGGAGGGTGGCACCGCTCTCGTGCTGGTACCCGCGGGTGAGCACCGCTTCCAACTGCGCCCACACCTCCGGCAGTTCCGGGTCCCCGTGTAGGCGCTGGTGGGTGATGAACCAGGCCTCTTCCCCTACTCCCCAGCCGACGACCGCCGCCTCGAGCCGGTTCTTCTGCACGTCCACCGCCGCGGTGAGCACGGCCACACCGGCGGGCACCTCGGCCGGATACTCCGCCAGGCGGCTCCGCAGGTCGGAGGGGTCCAGCGTCTCGGACGGCTCCTTCCAGAGTTCGCCCAGCTTCAGGTTCACGAACGCCTTCAGCTTCTCGTGATCACCCTGGGCGTCGAGCCACTCCTCGGCCAGGTCCTGCAGGCGCACGAAGTGGCTGTACGCCGCCCAGCAGTGGAAGGAGGCGATCCCCCGGAAAGGTTTCTCGGCGCGCCACTCCCCCTTCGCCTCAGCGGCCCAGCGCTGCGCATCGTTCCAGCACGTCCCGCAGTGCTCGCAGACGTAGCAGGCCGTCTCCGGGTAGTGCCGGACCACCCGCGTGCCGCCGCCCTCCACCTCCTCGACGTCCTGCTCCCACTGGACCTGCTTCCACTTCAGGACCTGGAACTCCCCGCAGTCGGGGCAGGGCACCCAGCGGCGACGCTTGTCGCCCGATTCGTACTCCTGGGCGATGCGGGACTCGCCTTCGTTGGTCCCCGTAGAGGCGATGAAGATCTTGGCGCGCCGGACGTTCTGCGTGCGCTGCTTCGCCTGCGCGATCGCGTCGCCCTGTCCGTCCACGTCGCGCTTGTACTTGTCGACCTCGTCGAGGAAGAGGTAGGCGATCGGCATGGAGGCGAGTTCGGTCGCAGAGCCCGCCCATCCCACGAACAGGATCCCGCCCAGGAACTCCACCAGGAAGAGGGAGTTTCCGCCCTCTCTTCCTCCGCCACTCGCCACCTTCTCGCGAAGTGTCGCGGTGGACTGGATCATCGGGCGGAGCCGCTGCCGACTCCACTTCCGGGCGTCGCTCTCCGAGGGTCGCACCACCAGCATCGACGCCGGCGCGACATCCATGGCCCAGCCGACGAAGTTGTTGCCGACCTCGGTCTTCGCGACCTGGGAGGAGGCCCACCAGACGACGGTACGCGCGGGGTGATCGGGGGAGAGACATTCCTGGATCTCCACCGCGTACGGTGCACGCGAGTTCCGCCACGGCCCCGGGCACCCCGGCGACTCCTTTCGGGAGAGGGTCCGACGCTGCTCCGCCCACTCGTGGACCAAGAGGTCCTCGTCGGGTGCCCACGCGTCGCCCACTGCTTGGAGGAGGTCGGAGACGTCGCAGAGGTCGATCTCGGCCGGGTCCGCGAACGCGATCACTCCGCCACCTCGTCACCGGCCATCGCCGCGGCTACCGCGGAGGCGAGTCCCGGGACGTCCCGGGCGAGCGCCTCACGAATCCGGCGAGTCTCGGCCCGGATGAGGGCGTGCACCCTCCGTGGATCGGTCTCGGCGGCACATTCGTCCGAGATCCGGTCCGCCAGATTGTCGAGCTGGTCGCCCGCTTCCTTGGTCGCCGTGGCCCAGGCGAACTTCACCGCCTCCCGGTCCACGGCCCTGCCAGCCCTCTTCAGGTAGTCGAGCCTGTGCTTCTTGGCGAGGTACACCTCCTTCTGTCGCAGCGCCTCGGCCTTGGAGATCCCGTCGCCCTCCGACTCCGCCGGCGCTCCGGGGGGAGGGGAACTTGAGCGGTTCCCCCGGTTCCCCTCGGCCGGCTTTCCGGTTTCCCCCTGCGTGGGTGGCGACGGCACCGCCTCACCGGAGCGCTCCGCCTCCCACAGTGCGTGCAGTCGGTCCGCGTCGAACGACCCGTCCTCCGCTTGAGGAACCCCGTGGCGTTGGAGCGCCTTTCGCACGGCGGCGGGTGAGCCTCCGGGGAGGCCCTCCGCGGTGCGGACACGAGCGTAGGGTTTGACGCCGAGACGGCCGAGCGGCATGGACGATCCGGATGGGCGAAGAGAAGGGGAACCAGGTTTCAGGGGTCCACATGGCAGACACGTCGGGGTCGTGCGATACCCGCGGCGCTTCGTTCCGGAAGGACCCGCCCGCCCAAAGTGGACAGGGTGGCGGGGGTGCCCGCGATGGGCCGCCTCACGGGCGATCCTCCGCCGGGGCAGCGCGCCTGCGACGCCGGCCCGGCCCCGTGGGCGCCGTGTGGGAAGCTGTGCGAGGCGCCGCTCCCGCTGCGATGCTCTCCGCAGTCGCGTCCGGCGGCCAGACGATCTCGAACTCCGTGAGGAGGCCGCACACGGAGCAGCGCGGAGCGTAGAAGACCCGCCCTTCGCGGTAGTCCACGTGGACGTCGCTCACCAAGATCCGCCCGGTCTCCACCAGGCGCGCCCCGTGGATCGTTCCCAGGTACTGGCCGCAGGTGCGGGCGTAGCGCTCCCCCCGCTCCCGGTCCTCCAGCTTCTTCGCTCCGCAGTACAGCACGGACTTCACTCGTCCACCCGTCGGTTCGGCCAGCATGAGTCTCTTGGGTACGAAAAGGGCTCTCCCCGCCTGTCGGCGTTGGGGAGAGCCCTCCGGGGAGCTTCGGTCCGTGCGTGTGCCCGCATGGACGGTGCTGCCGCCGGAGGGCATCTGTCAAGCCAGCCGATCACCGGGCGGTCTGGATGGCCTTGTGGAACTCCTCCTGAAAGCGCTTCGGGTACTCCTTTCGCGCCGTACGGGTGACGGTGTCCACGAACGCCAGCCGCCGCTCGAGGCGCGCCAGGGGGGTGAAGAGGAAGAGCACCCGCACGTGCATGTCCCTCGTCTTGCGGGTATCGCGGTCGCTCACGAGGCGCCGGCCTGCGCCTGGGCGCCGCTTGGTGGCCTTGGCTCCCACCCGCTGATAGATGCCCCCGGATCCGTCTGGGTTCCGGATCATCCATGTGCGACCCCGTCCCCGATAGACGAAGCGGGCCGTCGCCTGCTTTCCCCCCATCCGCTCGAACAGGTACGACTTCGGACGTTTGTTGCGAGGGATGACCCCCACCCGTAGCCCTCCCTGGGGCACGGCCAGGCGTGTCCCGGAGAGCGGGTGCTTGTCGCCCCCCGGCTCGTGCTGTGTGAAGACGTCGTTGCGCGCCCCACCGCCCGGTGTCTCCACGCGGATGATGCCCTTCAGGCGACGCTTGGTCGCCCAGTCGCCCCCGCGGATCTTGATGCTACGGTCGGCGAAGCCCGGCCGGCGCAGGGTGAATGCGCGCCGCATGTGTTGACGCTGGGCCCGCTGGCCGTCTACCAGCGTCGCGTTGATCGCCTTCGAAGTGGCGAAGGGGATCTGGTCGCGGTAGAGCGAGCGGAGCGCCTGGGAGACCGGGTCTGTGTGAGCTCGAAAGTGGATGATCATCCCCGATCGCCCTCAGAGCGACGACGCGCAGAGCGTGCGCGGCGGCCGCGCCTCGCAGCTCGAGGGGTGGGGCGCGGCCGTGGCCGTCCTCGGCTCCTCCGCCGTCGTGGCGGCATCGCAGGCGATCGCGGTCAGGGCGAGCGGGAGCACGAGCATCAGGTTTCGAAGCGACATGGTCAGTCCATACAGGTTCACGTGATGGGCGCGCCCAGCGCCCGAAGTCCGATCGTCAGGTCCTCCACGCTCCACACCGTCAGCACGTGCCCGCCGGCGGCGCGCTCCGCCGTGTGCCAGGCCTTCTGGTGGCGCGAGAGGGTGTTCGTCCCCGCCTTCACCTCGATCCACACCCGGAGCCCCCACCGTGGATGCCGCGCGTACCGGTCGGGGATCCCGGGGGTCTGCTTCGACGCACGCGCCTGAGAGAGGCGGGTCACGTCGAAGCCGAACTGCAGGAGCGCCTGGTCCACCGCGTGCTCGACCCCTTTCTCGGGTTGCCCCCGCGGAGCGGCGGCGGCGCTCCTGGGCTCCTCCTGGGCCTCGACCTCCCCGCGGATCCGCCGCGTCAGTTCCTGCCACTCCTCCGAGCCCTCGGCGTAGAACCCCCGCAGCTGCTGCAGCGCGGGCTCCGAGAGCGAGGCGAGGATGGCGGGGGAGGGGAGCGGCATCGGGCTTTATGCTCCAGAGCATAAAGCCCGGAGTTCCGCCGCCATCGCCTTCAGGCGCGCGGGCACCTCGGCGCCGCGTGCGGCCGGATGGGGGCCGGTGATCAGCGGTCCCGTCCAGAGCCCAGGCAGCGCCTGCGAGGCGATCTTGCCGAAGGCGAGCACCACGTCGGGCCGCTCCTCGTCGAGGGCGAGCAGGTGGGCAGGCATGGTCAGCGCACCTCCTGGTGGAGCTTCCGGTGGACGGCCGAGGCGAGGCCCGGCGCCCTGAAGGCGAGGCGCGCGCGGCGGCGCTCCACCACCAACCCAATCCACGGCCGCGCCGAGACTTCCGCTGCGCGGGGTGCCTCCGCACCACCAGCCCTCCGTTCAAGGCGCTTCAGCATGGGCGGACCTCCTCCCGGCCGACGAACGGCCGCGCGTCCTCACCGCGAGCCGCCACCCTGCGGAAGCGGCCCAGTCGGCTCACCAGACGGGACAGGTTGTCGGCCATCTGCGCGTCTCGGGGATCCACTGCGCCGCCCCGGCCGACCGGCGTGTAGCGATCGAGGAGCTGGTTCGGGTCGGGGTTCTGGGTGACCAGCGTCGGCCGGGCGACGCGCCGGTTCAGGATCTGGAGCGCGATCCGCACGGTGTCGCTCGACACCTTGTCGCCGAAGAGCTCGTCCACCAGGAGTACGTCGGCGGTGATGAGATGCTCGATAAGCGGCCACGTCTGCCCGCCGGCGTCGTACGTATCCTGTACCTTGGTCACGAACTCGCCGAAGTTCACGAACACCACCCCACCCGCTCCCGGCTGCACCCCGCCCTCCAGGAGCGCCCGCAGCACCAGGTGCGCGAGCGTGGTCTTCGCCGTCCCCGTGTCGCCCCAGAGCAGGAGGTTGCGTACGCTGGCGTACCGATCAGCCCGGCAGAGCACCTCGTCGGCGAAGGTGCGTGCGGCGTCCCGTGCCACCTCGCGCCCCTCAAAGGCGGCGAAGGCCTCCCAGGTGTAGCCGCCATACTCCCACGGGTCTCCGCCCGCCTGCTCCACCCGCTCGAGGATCCCCACCTCCTCGGCGCCACGCTTCACCTGGGGGGGGCGGTCGGCGTCGATCCGCGCCTGAAGCGCGAGGTCCTCCTGGACCCGCTCCGCCTCTGCCGCGGCCCTGCAGGTCGGGCAGTGCTCCGGATCGCCGGTGTCGAGCCTTCGCTCACCGGCGTACCACCGGGTGTGCACGAACTCCCCTGGCTCGGTCGCGCCCACCGGGTGGAGGCCGCGAACGTCGTCCGGCGCGAAGACGGGCTCCGTGTGGGTGCACCCGGGGGTCGCGCACTGAAGCCGGGCCGCCTCCTGCCCCACGTGGGTCGCCATCTCGTCGGCCACGCTCCGCCGGCGCGGGGCGTCAGCCCTCCGAGGGGAGCTCCACCCGCCGCTCGACCCTCCTCCTCGCTGATGGAGGGGCACCCCCGCCTCCGTCCGCCTTGCGCGCAGCGCGTCCTGCGCCGCTGCCAGTCCCTCCACCTCCAGAGCTGTTCCTCCGGCCGCGTCCTGCGTTGCGGATGTCATCTGCGCTCTCCTGTACGTAAGCCCGGAAGTGCCTTCCGGTGATCGGTTTCCTCGTCAGTGCGAAATCGGACATGGCGGTGCGCAGTGCCCGGCGCCGCTCGTCCGGGTCCAGATCGCGGAGATCGGCGAGGCAGTCGCCGCCCCCGTCGTTGGGCCCGGTGAAGCCGGGCGGGTGGTACCAGCCCCAGATGTGGGCGGGCCAGTCGTGGGGGTGTTCTGCGGACGCGTCGAGCTGGTCGACGGCGCCGGAGTCGGAGCCGAGGTAAGCCCGGAGAAGTCCTTCTGCGGGTCCGCGCGTGCGCGCCGGAGGAGTAGGTGGAGGAGTAGTAGTATCTTCTAACCCCGGATAAGGAGCGCGCGCGTGAGGAGAGGGGTTTGACCCCTTGTTATTTGTGGGGTCAACGTTTGTCCCCCCTCCAGATGTGGGGTTAACGCTTGACCCCCCTCCCGGTGTGGGTCTAACCGCTCCCCGCGACCCGCTTGACCCCTCGCCCGATGTGGGGTCAACGGGGCTTATCCCCTCGTCTCCTGTGGGGTCAATCCCGCTTGACCCCCCTCCGGATGTGGGGGCAAATTCGTATGCCGGGGGCTTCCCCTGGCCCGTGTGCGGGTCCTGGTGGATGTACCGGCGGACCTTCAGCTCCCTGATCTTCCGACGCACCGTCTCCTCCGACGGGGCGCCGGGAAGGAGCCGGACGAACTCGTCGTGCGCGATGAGGTGGCGCCCCTCTCCGCGCGCGAAGATCGCCCATCCGATGACCCGCGCCTCCGCGGAGAGGGCAGCGTTCGCCATCATCTCCGCGGCGATGTCCGCCCGGCGCCGGCGTTCGGCCCTGCGTTGCGCGTCCGTCACCGCAGGGCCGCAAGCGGAAGGAGCGAGGCGTGCACCTCCGTATCCCGGTGCCCGCCAAATCGACGATGCGGGGCGATCACCACGCGCTCACGCAGCCGCGACATAGCTCTCCATCTCCCGCTGGATGCGGTCGTGGTCGTCCGGGTGCAGGGCCCACAAGTGGCGCGGATTGCAGCAGAGCGTGCGGCGGTGGCGCACGGTGCAGGTGTGGTGGACCTCGTAGCCCTCGGGGATCGGGCCGATGGCGAGTTCGTGGACGTAGCGGTGGACCAGCAGGCAGCCGCCGCGGCGGCTGCGCCAGACCTTGCCGTAGGGGACGCGCCGGCTCTGGCCGGCCAACACCACGGCGCCGGTCCAGTACCAGCAACCATCCTCTGCCTCGGCGTCGACCTTGGCCGCGAGCAGGGGGTCTAGGCGCCAGAGATCGGCGAGGACGATCGGGGCGTCCGGGTCCTCGGGCGGCGGGGGGAGGTCCGCCCAGGAGGGTGGGGGAGGGGAGCTTGGGGCGTGCGGAGGTACTACCGATGCGCTCCAGGGCAACACGAGCGCCCCCGCGTCCGACTGGACGGGGGGGGGTGAATCGAGGAGCGCAATAGAGTGTAACACGCCGGTTTCCGCCGTTGAGCGTATGCTGTCAACGGCGCTGTCAACCGCGCTGTCAATCGACGGGAATTTCTTGCGGACCGACCCAACGCTACAGGCGGCAGGTTGCGCACACCACCTGGGTTATTCGTTGGTTGCGTCCGCAGTGGGTAGTCGGGATTCCCCCGGGGTTCACGCCTGATAAGCGTGAGGTCGGTAGTTCGACTCTACCCAGGCCCACTAGATCTAAGTGATAGCCCCGGTGCCATTTAAATGGTGTCGGGGCTTTCGCTTGTTTCTACCTCTGCACCCTCAGGTGTCAATTGCGGTGTCAATTGGGCCCGGTTTCAGGCCGCCGGCCGTCCGAGGCGCCGCACCGCCTCCTGCATCTCATCGAACGAGACTTCATCGTAGACCCGCCGCAACGTCTCGTGGTTGGTCCCGGTCAACGCCTCCTGTACCTTCGGCGGCAGCTCCCGGAACTCCCTGCGTCGAACTCCCGCACGCTTCTGGCCGTGAAACCCCAGCCCCTTCACGTCCACCCCGGCCCGCTCCTTCGCGCGCTGTAGCCACAGGTTCAGCACGTGGATGGAAACCGGCTGGCTCGGGTCCTCCTCGGCCGGGATCAACCAGGGGCTCCCCGGCACCCGCGGCGCCGCCTGGATGGCCGCCAGCGCCCGCGGAGTGAGCGGGGTAACGGCCTCGATTCCGTTCTTGTCGTACTCCCCCCGCCAGGTCACCGCCCCCGCCCACAGGTCCAAATCCGCGAGCGCGATCTGACGCACGCTGTTCCTGCGGTGGATCGTCTCCCGGCACAGCTCCATCACCAGCGAGAAGCGCCAATTCGGCGAGTGCGTCAACAACGCTTCGTGCTGCTCTTCGGTCATGCTCGGGCGGTTGGGGTTCTTCTCCCGCGGCATCACCATCCCCTGCGCCTTGCGGCGCTCCCGGCTCCACGGATTCTTGGCGACGTGGTGCGGGTCCCCTTCGTTCGCTCCCTCGGCCCAGGACAGCACGGCGATCAGGAACTTCACATCGTACTCGATCACCCGATCCCGCACCGGGCCCAGACCCGCGATCTTCCCCGCCCGGCGCTCCGTGACGAACTCGTCCCAATCCTTCCGGTCCAGCGATCCGGGCGCCCGCTCGGAACGGCGCTTCGGATCAGCGCGACCGTCGAAGAATTCCAGGAACATCGAAGCCGCGCGCCGGTCGTGGGCCTGCTTCCCCTTGCTCTTGCTCGGTGTCACTTCCGCGTGATAGAGGCGGATGAGGCGCCGGAGGGTGAGGACGACAGGGGCGGCGACCATCTGGCCGAAGCGGTCGGCCAGGTCGTCGGCCTGGCGCTTCGCCTTCGTGCGGTCCCGGTGCCCGGTGGACATGCGCTTGCGGCGTTCCGCGGGCGCTCCTGTCTTGGGGTCCGGCACCGGCTGCCCTTCGTCGTCCAGGACGGGCTCTCTCCATTCCAGGAAGATGATCCCGCCCTTCCCCTTCTCGTAGGCGCGGACCCAGTTCCGGCCGCGCTCCCCGGCGTTGTAGCTCCAGCATTCTTTCTTCTGTGCCATCGTTTCAGTCTCCAGAAACGACGGCACGCGCAACCTGCACCCGCGAATTTACGCCATTCCGCGCATGCAGCACAAGTATTTCGGTCGCAAGGGGATGAGTCGGCTTGCGGGGTAACTCCGAAGCGATGAAGGCAGGGGCGGCTTCCGTCCCCACGTTGCGGAGCTGGCCGGAGCGGAAGAGGCGCCGGAGGTGGCCGTGCGTGTAGCCCGAGAGGCGGACCGCGCCGGCGAAGTCCACCACTGCCACATCCTCTCCATCCGCGGCAACAGCTTCCGGATGCGGCATCACGCCGAGCTCTGGCACTCACTCCAGGGGGACTCGGCCTCCGCCTCGTCTCCCAAGCAGAGGGGCCGGAGAACAACCCGGGAGGGAACGACGTCCTGAGGCTCGTCCCCTCTGCCAGGTGGGACATTTTCAACCGCCGGACCTGGGACACTTTCGCCCGCCATTGACAGCTTGCGGGCGGGGTGATACGAAATCCGTGCAAAAGGGTGAGGGATGCAGTAGAGTCGAGGGAGGAGCCGCTCTCCCTCGACTTGGAGGCACCCATGTCGAAGCGCATCGAGTTGAAGGCACACCTGAGCACGGACGAGTTGTACACGCGCTACCGCTCCACGAAGGACACAGTGGAGCGAGCCCGCTGGCAGGCGTTGTGGATGCTCTCGCAGGGGATCTACCGGGAAGAGGTGGCCCAGCGCCTGGGCTATAGCGCAGAATGGGTGCGCCGCGTCGCTGCTCGCTACAATGCCGGGGTGGAACGGATCGCCGACGGGCGGCACACGAACGGCGGTCATGGCCGGCTGCTCGATGAGGAGCAGTTCCAGGCATTGGAGCGTGCGCTGGAGAAGCCGTGCACCGACGGGACGCCCTGGAGTGGACCCAAGGTGGCACGCTGGATGAGCGAGAAGCTGGGCCGGGCCGTGGCGGCGCAGCGCGGCTGGGACTATCTGCGCCGTGCAGGGCAGACCCCGCAGCGCCCCCGGCCCCAGCATCAGGGTGCCGACCCCGAGGCGCAGTCCTGCTTTCAAGCGAGTCCTTCCCCGCGCGTTTGA